GTTTCATCTTCAACATTCTCTATTTCCTACAACAGTGGATCAGGAGTTTTTGACGGGTTTACCTCTGGTAAACTTTATGAGTTAGAGTTTACTTGGCTTACTAGAGCATCTAGTGGTAATAGTATGAGATTTCAGTGGGAAAAAGATGGAGTTTTAGTAGGTAATAATTCTATATCTGACCAATCCCTCAGTACCTCAGCTAGAGACCAAACTACTACTAAAGCTGCCTTTATATCTTCAGGAACAGAAAATATAAAAATTAAATGTACAGGGGCATCTGGAAACTCACCTCTTGGGTTTAATGGAGATTATAGTTTTATAACTATTAGAGAAATTTAACTTTAAAAAATAAATAAATATATGTGGGCTCCAAATTGGAGCCCTCTTTTTTAATATTTATAATCATGGCAAACATCCCTATATGGCCCGGTTCATCATCATTTTTCCCAGGAGAAACACCTTTTGGGTTTTATGATAATGACCCTGATTTTCAAACAGACGCTGATAAAGTAGCAAAATTTTGTGGTTTGCGTTTAGGTTACCCTATTGAAAACGTAGAATTACAAGATGTTAATTTTTATACTGCTTTTGAACAAGCTGTCACAGTATATGGTAATGAACTATATGCTTTTAATGTTAGAGATAATTATTTATCTTTAGAAGGAGCACCAACTGGGTCCAATTTAAATAAATCCCTTATTACACCTAATTTAGAAGGTGTTATACGTATGTCCCAACAGTATGCCTCTGAAGCAGGTACTGGAGGAAACTACAATTGGTATAGCGGCTCAGTTACATTAACAGGAAGTATTCAAGATTATGATTTAGGTGCTTGGGCTGCTGATAATAATATTTCAGGTGGTTTAGAAATTAAAAAAATATGGTATGAGGATGTACCTGCTGTTTCTGAACTATATAGCCCATGGGCAGGTATATTACCAGGTGCAGCTAGTGCTGTAGGTTTAGTTGGTATTGCTGGGTATGGTCCTTCAACTAACTTCTTATTAATGCCTTTAAGTTATGATTTACAAAATATTCAAGCAATTGAAATGTCAAATCAAGTTAGATTATCTAACTACACATTCCAATTAATTAATAATAAATTAAGAATATTCCCTATACCAGGCACAGGAGATGAAGGAACTAATTTATGGTTCCAATATTCTATTATAGATGAAAAATATGATGTTTCTATAACACCTACATCTAAAGTAAATAATGTATCAAATGTTCCTTATGGAAATCCAACATATGAACAAATAAATTCTGTAGGCAGAAGTTGGATTTTTGAATATACATTAGCTTTAGCTAAAGAAATGTTAGGATATGTTAGAGGTAAATATGGAACTATACCTATTCCTGGAGCTGAAGTGACATTAAACCAAAGTGATTTAATAGCTGCGGCAACTTCTGAAAAAGAAGCTTTAATCACTAGATTAAGAGATTACTTTGATTCAACTTCTCGTCAAGCATTACTTGAAAGAAGGGCAGCAGAATCAGCAGCTCGTGTAAATGAAATTAATCAGGTTCCAATGACAATTTTTATAGGATAATATGGCATTATTTGGTGAAAGTAGAGATATAAGCATGTTCAGACATATTAACCGTGAGTTAATGCAAAACATTATCTCTGAACAAGTAGTATTCTATAAATATAACTTAACTAAAACCAATGTTAATATGTATGGTGAGGCAAGTGAAGGAAGATATTTCCAAGATCCTGTTTTATTATATGCTTTAGTTGAAAGATCTCCCCAATCAAATCCAGTAGATGAGTTTGGTGTTCAGTTTGATTATGCTTTAGTCTTTAGATTTTTGTATGATGACTTAACAGACTTACAATTAGTTCCTGAAGTTGGAGATGTAGTTATGTATTATGAAGGATATTGGGAAATAGATAGCACAAACTCTACACAATTCTTTGTAGGTAAAAACCCAGCTTATCCTTACACTGACTCAACAGGAACAAACCCATTAGAAACTGACTTAGGTTCTTTTGGTTATAATGTATCATCAATATGTTCAGCGCATTATGTACCGGCTGATCGTTTGAATATTGTTAAACAACGTTTATAATGGCTGTAAAAGGAAGAAAACCAATACCAAAGACCCAAAGAGAAATAAGTAATTCTCTTATAACTCCTTATGATAAGGAAAATGGAAATCCTAATTTAGCCAATCCTAATTTGGATAATGAAGTTAATAGATCACAACAGATTTCATTTAGAGGAGATACAACAAAACCATTTTCTGTTAGTATTCAAGACATAGATGAAGCTGTATTTTATTATCTTAGAGAAGTTATTAAACCTTTTGTTATACAAAACGGTGTTAGAATTCCTGTTCCTGTAATTTATGGTGCTCCTGAGAAATGGAAATCATTTCAAAAGGATGGTTATTATAGAGACTTAAATGGAGAAATTATGGCTCCATTAATCATGTTTAAACGTACAGGAATTAATAAAAATAGAAGTATAGCAAATAAATTAGACGCTAATTTACCTTACAATTATGGTGTTTTTACTAAAGGTTATAATTCAAAAAATGCTTATGATAACTTTAATGTTTTAAATAATAGAACACCTAACAAAGTTTATTATTCAGTTGTAGTCCCTGATTATGTAACAGTAAATTATCAGTTTGCTATATTTACATATTATGTAGAACAACAAAATAAAATAGTTGAAGCTATTGAATATGCTTCAGACTCATATTGGGGTGACCCAGAACGCTTTAAATTTAAAGCTATGATAGATTCTTTTGGTTTCCAAACAGAATTATCAGATAGTAATGAAAGAGTAGTACGTAGTACTTTCGATTTAAGCCTAAACGGCTATATTATACCAGACGTTATACAAAAAGACATGAACGCGCAAAAGAAATCATACGAAGCTTCTAAAATTATATTTTCAGTTGAAGCGACAAATAATGAAGGAATATTCCTTGGAGTAGAACAAGATGGACGTTTAGTCACACCTACTGTTGGGGAAAAAGAAACTCAAAACAGATCTACATCCATCGGGTAAGGCTAATATTTATTATAAATAAATGGCTAAAGTTAGATATCTTGATCAGGTACCCGTTGGTGTTTACAATACAGCTGGCTCCGGCGGTACTGGTGCTATTGATATATATTATACTGGTTCCTTAATAAAAGCTAGTGCTCCTTTTATCAATTTTACCGGCTCAGCTGAAGCTTTCACAGAAGTAATATCTGGGACTGAAGGAGTAACAGTTTATATATCAGGTTCAGGAGTTGGATTCCCTTTTGAAGGTTCAGCTGTAATTACAGGCTCATTAGTAATTTCAGGTTCAGCTGAACCTATTATAATTCAAACATTACCTTATGATGCTTCTCCTGTATTTGTCACCACATATGATACAGGTTCAGGAGTAATAAGTTATTCTGAATTCCCTTCAGATGGTACATCAGGAACCTCAGGAACAAGTGGTTCATCAGGAACAAGTGGTTCTTCTGGATCTAGTGGCTCATCAGGATCTAGTGGCTCATCAGGAACTTCAGGTACATCAGGAACTAGTGGCTCATCAGGTACTTCTGGTTCAAGTGGAACATCTGGATCATCAGGAACATCTGGTTCTAGTGGTTCTTCTGGTTCTAGTGGTTCATCTGGCTCATCAGGTACTTCAGGATCAAGTGGTACATCTGGCTCTTCAGGTACCTCTGGATCATCAGGAACAAGCGGAACATCCGGTTCAAGTGGAAGTTCAGGTTCATCAGGTTCATCTGGCTCATCTGGATCAAGTGGTACTTCAGGTTCAAGTGGTTCATCAGGAACATCAGGTGTAGATGGAACTTCAGGTACTAGTGGCTCATCAGGAACTTCTGGATCTAGTGGCTCATCAGGATCTAGTGGCTCATCAGGTTCATCAGGAACCTCAGGCTCTAGTGGCACTTCAGGTTCATCAGGAAGCTCAGGCACATCAGGCTCAAGTGGTTCATCAGGTACTTCAGGTATAGATGGAACAAGTGGTACTTCAGGCTCATCAGGAACTTCAGGCTCATCTGGCTCATCTGGATCAAGTGGTTCAAGTGGTTCATCAGGCTCTAGTGGTACATCAGGTTCTTCTGGTTCATCAGGAACCTCAGGCTCAA